GCGCGGATCTGCGCCGCCGGCGGCGCAGACGCGAGTGCGACGCGAGCCGTCGCCGCGCCGGGCGACTCCACGGCGCGGAACATCTCGTAGTAGTTCGCGGCGATCGTCGCCGATTCGATGGCGCGCAGCTGCGCGATGACGACCATGGAGTCCTGGAAGCGCAGGAACGAGGCCTCGTCCTTGAGGTTCCAGAGGGCGTAGAGGCGCATGACCTCGGTCGTCACCTTGGCGCGCAGGACGAGCTGCCGCTTCGTGTGCATGCGCGTCAGCGCGCGTCCTTCGGCGGTGCGTGCCATGTCAGGCCGTCACCTCGGCTCCACCGCCGGCCTGGCGCTCGAGCAGGTTCGCGAGGTTGGCGAGTGAATCGCCCTGCTGGGCCGCGATCTTCCAGCGCGCGACGTCTGCCTGCGTCACGCCAGGAATGCGCTCCCAGAGCTCCTCGACGGGGACCATGAGCATCTGTGCGAGCTTGCCGAGGGCGTCGACCGTAGCCGCGTAGGCGCGTGCCTCCGTGTCCTTCCAGCGCACCTGGGCCGAGGCGTCGGCTTCGATACCCTCGACGCGAGCTGCAAGCGCCAGCGCCTGTTCCCACGCCTCGCCGAACATCGTCTGGTGCTCGGTGATCTTGCGGCGCTCGGCCTGCTCGGCGGCGGCGAGCGCCTCGGCCGAGAGGTTGACGAGCTCGCCGCGGAGCGCATGCGCCGGCGTCTGGCTGATCGCGGCGAGGATGCGTAGCGAGTCCTGGCGCGAGTCGATGTATCCGTTCAGCGCCGCGCCTTGAAGTTGGCCGGCCTTCGTCTCTGGATCCTCGAAGGTCCAGAGCTTGTTCTGCTTCGCGGAGAGCTTCTCGGCGGTCGTCTCCGCTGCCCAGCCTGAGATGAAGCGCTGCGGGAAAGCGCCGTAGTGCTGGGTCACGAGGAGGCCGAAGGTCGTGAGGTTGATCTGGTCCTGGATGTGGATGAGATCTTCGATCTCGCTGCTCAGCTCGTCGTCGAGGTCTTCCCTGGCGACGAAGCGAACAACCGGCACGACGCCGATCCCATGCAGCTCTGAGGAGACGAACTTGACCTTGCCATCGGGGTCAGCTGAGAGCCAATAGACCATTTCGTCGTCGAAGAGGCGGAAGAGCGTCTCGCCCTTCGTTGCCGAGCGGCGTTTCTCAAGCGCCCACATGGGCCAGTCCTCGTCCTGGCCATAGACCGCCGTCATGTTCCGCGGCGAAACGCCGCGCATTACGGCTACCGGATTGCCAGGGAGGACCGTGACGTAGGAGACGTCGTAGGTGATACCGGCTCGATGGACCCCCACCTGGCGCGCATCGAGCCGGTTCTTCTGCCAGATATCCCAGGCTGGCTCTTCGCCCTGAGCCTTCGGGGCTCGATAGCCGTCGACATACATCGACTGCGCGACTGAGGAGATCACGAGCCCGAGCACGTTGACGCGGCTCATCTCAGCGAGGCGCCGGACCTCTCTCGAGGCGTCCTCTGGCAGCCATGGGAACCGCTGGCGGCCATGGACATACTCGTAGATACGCTCGAGCCGATTGGCGTCGGTATTGCGCCATGAGAGCATGACGTGAGCCTGCTCTATGGCTTGCTGTTGTGTGAGCGCCATGCAGCCTCCGTCGTCTAGAAGAACGCCGCCTTCTGCCGCTTGCGTCGCTGTTTCTGCTTGGGCAGTGCGAGGTAGGACCGCCTGGCCATGCGCGCCAGGATGAGAGCCGCGAGGGCATCGACCTTGCGACTGCTCTCGCGGTGTTCCTTGCCGAATGAGACGCCCCAGGCGTTCGGCCGGCGGCGGGCGTTGTGGACGTGCTGCCGCACGCGCGCGTCGCCGTCGTGCCCGAGCGCCTGCTCGGTGATCTCGTTGTGAGTGCGCTCGGCGCCCTCGAGGGTGAACTCCTTTTGGCGCGCTCTCATGTCCCAGGCGATCTTGTGGCGACTGGTCGCGAAGGCGCAGAGCTTGCCGCCGAGCTCCTGCATCCAGCGATCGACGTAGCTCTCCCACGGGTGCAGGTCGCTGAAGAACGCGACCACGTCGTAGTGCTCGAAGGCGGCTCGCACGGCGCGGTCGATTTCCGCGCGCGGAGCCTCACCGCCGGTCCTCGCCGGGTCCCACACGCCGAGCGTGAATAGGTATCCATCGGATATACGGCAGCCCATGAGCGCCGAGTGGTCGTCGGTTAGCGAGCCGTCGAAGCCGAGCGCGACCTGCTCGCCCTTGTCGACCTTCACCTTGCGGTCGGCGAGGGCGTCCCACTCCTGCGGCGCCACCCAGGCGTCCTCGGTCGCCACGATCTGGTTGTAGTAGAAGCGCCGCGACTGGCTCGCCGGGTTCCGCGGGTCGAGGATCTCCTTGACGATGCGCTCCGTGTCGAGCCAGTGCGAGTCGCCCTTCACCGCCTCGATCACCGCCGGCGCGTCTTCGGCGCAGAGGCGCGCCTCGGGCGGCGCCTCGAGCGAGTCGTAGAGCATGCCGCTGTCGACGACGCGGCCGGCCTCGACGCTCTCCCAGGCCTCGCGCGCCAGCTGCGCCACCGACTCCTCGCCGGGCTCGTAGGCGTTGGTGATCGAGAGCGCGCGAGCCTGGCCGTCCTTCGACTTGGCGAGGTTGCGCGCGATCACGCGGTCCATCTCGTGACCCTCGTTCGTCGAGATCCAGTGGTGGGTCTCGTTGCGCAGCACGAACGTCGAGCGCGCACCCTCGAGCGCCCGCGGCGAGCTCGTCACCGCCTCGATGCGCCGGGCCCCGTGGTCGGCGTAAATGATCTCCTTGCCGATGTCGATGCCGTACTCCTTGACGGCGGCTTTGCTGAAGAGCCAGGGGAAGATCGTCATCGTGGTGCGCGTCTGGTCCTTGGACACGGCGGCCGTCTGCACCCATGCCTGCGGGTGCGGGACGCCGGCCGGGTGCTCGTTTCCCCAGGGGTCGAGCACCGCGGCGCCCGCGGCGCCGAACCTGCAGGGCCCGATGAACTCGATCGCCGCGAGCACGGCGCCGAGCGGGTCCTTGCCGTGGCCCTTCAGGCGCTGGAAGACGCCGTCGCGGTAGAGGAAGCGCCCGCGCTTGTCGACCGCGTACCACCACACGACGAAGCGCTCCTGCTCGGGAGTGCAGAGCCAGGGGTCGCCGTTCGGCAGCTGCAGCCAGTCGAACGCCCAGTAGAGCGCCGCCCAGCCGAGCGACTGCTTCGGGTGGGCGAAGCCGCTCGGGTGCTTGCTGTCCTTCTTCCAGGTCAGCCCGATGCAGACCGGCTCAACCGCTGCGGGCACGGCGGTAGGCGTCCATCGTCGTCACGCTCGCCAGCGGCCTACCGCCGAGACGTTCGACCTCCATGCGCGCCCGACGACGGTCGCCCTCCGTGACGAGCAGCGAGGCCATGAGGCTGTTGAGGCTGGCCACCATCTGGGCCGAGGGCCGCTCACCTTGGTTGAGCAGCCGCGACATGAGCTCGGCGGTGTACTTCGCGGTCATCCAGTCGGAGGGCTCGTAGAACTTCGCCTGGCCGGATGTCTTGAGCGAGCGGTACCAGCGCTTCGCGATCGGGTGCCAGCCGGATTCGGCCGCCGGCACGCGCACGGCGCCTGTTACCTTGACCGTCTCCGTCGGTACGTCGGGCTTGTTCTGCCGGCGCCTCTCGGCGTCGCGTTTCGGGATCGGACCTCGAGAGCCCATGTCGGCCTCCCACGAGAAGGGGCGCCGTGTCGGCGCCCTCTGGACCTTGGAACCCGTAGCCACCGGAGTCTGCTATGCTCCCAGCCCCGCGTTGATTTGCGAGGGGGGGACCGCCCCACTCCCCTGCTACTTGCGATTTATCCGTTACAGGAGTAGACTTCATGTCATGAACCGCAGGATCTGTGCATACGAACGATGCAGCGCGCCTCTGCCCGTCCTCGCGCGGTCGGACGCCCGCTTCTGCTCTGTTCGCTGCCGCGTCGCCGCGCACCGCGAGGTCAAGGCCGAGCAGCCGATCCCGCTCGAGCTCCGGTCGCGCGATCGCTGGGTGCGACACGTCGACAAGCGCCCGGTCACCGTGGCCGGCCGCAGCGCCAGCTCTACCAGCCCGCGCACCTGGGCCTCCTACGACGACGCCGCCGCCAGCACGATCGGCGACGGCCTGGGCTTCGTCCTCAACGGCGACGGCATCGTCTGCGTGGATCTCGACCACTGCCTCGTTGACGGCCACGTCACCGAATGGGCTGCGCCTCTACTCAAGGCTCTGCCGGCGACGTACATCGAGGTATCGCCGAGCGGCGAGGGCCTGCATGTCTGGGGCACGGGACGCCTGCCGCGTGGCCGCGTGATCGGCGTTCCCGGTGGACGGGTCGAACTCTACGGGGCCGGGCGCTACTTGACGGTCACTGGTCAGCGCTTCCGCGGCGCGCCTTCAACCCTCGCGCCGCTCGGCGACTTCATCGCCGCACTCTGAATCATCCCCGGGTGTTGCTCCGGCGTGCGCTTTCGCGACACGGCCCTCGGGTTTCGTGCGTTCGCCTCGCGTGCCGTCTTTGCGGCGTGGCATGGATGCTCGTGGATGGCGGCGAGGTTGCTGTCCTCCTCGCCACCGCCAGCGCTTACGGGGATGATGTGGTCGACCTGATTGGCGCCCGGATGGCCGCAGATGTAGCAGATACCGCCGTCGCGACGCAGGATCCGGCGCCGCGTGCGGCCCCAGTCTTTCGGCAGCGGCCGGCTGCGCCACTCACTCGTCCTGGACATAGTGCATGAGCCTCTTCGCTTCGTAGGCCGAGTCGGGGAGCCGGAGCAGCGGCTCAGCCCGCGAAGCGTTCAGGCGCTCGAGCTCCTGGAGCTCCCAGCGTGAGAGTGATGCGACGGACGATGCGGCGAGGCCGGCTTCCAGGCGCATCGCCTCGAGCAGGCGCCGGCGCTTGCGCTCCTCGCGTTCCTGCTGCCTGGCCTCGTGGGCCCGACTCGCGACAGCGAGGGCGATGAGCTGCTCGCGGCTGGCCTTCGGCTTACGGCGCCTGCGCGCCTTGCGCTTGCTGAGCTTGCTCACGCCCCTACCTATAGGTGCAGGGTGGGCGTGTGCGCGTGTCGCAGACGCTCCAGGGCCCGCTCGTGCAGGTCGCGCACGGAACGGCGCGAGAGCTTCATGCCCTCCGCGATCTCCCGCTCGCTCCAGCTGTCGAAGTAGTGCAGGGTGATGACGAGGCGCTGCCGCGGCGTGAGGACCGAGAGGTCGATGGTGGAGGCTGCGGGCTCGTCGATCGGCATGCTCGCAGTATGCGGACAAGGCCGGCGGGGGGCTGAATCGCGCTAACGTGCTTCACGTTTGGCGGGCGGACGGGGTGTATCATGCCCGCGATGGACGCGAGACTGACAGGCCACGTCGAGCCATACCGCCGCGACGGCCATGCCGTACGCGGATGGTGGCGTCTCGTCGTGGAGTTGCCGGGCGGCGGGCGCAAGCGCCGCGTCAAGACTGTCGAGGTCGGCGGGAAGAAGGACGCCGAGCAGCTGCTCATCGACTGGATCGTCGAGCTCCGCCGCGAGCTCTTCGGTGAGCAGGACCCGACGACCGCCGAGCTCTGCGACATGTGGGCGGCGTCGCGCTCGGCGGCGGTCTTCTCGACCTCCTCGCTGAGTGATTCGACGATGCCGGTGAGCTTGGCGACGTAGCGTTCGTCGGGATCGGGCGGCGTAGGGTTCTTCATGGCTTGCTCCTAAGCCGCATGTTCTTCGCGTCCCAGGCGCCGTGCAGCGGGCAGTCCTCGTCGCGGGAGTAGCAGGTGCAGCCGCGGCGCTCGCTGGCTTGAAGGGCGGCGATCGCCGCGTCGGCGTACTTGGCGAGGTAGTCGCGCCCCCTGAGGAGCGCCGTCGCTCGATTCCAGTTGAAGGCCTCCCGGTCGATGGAGCAAGCCGGTGCCCTACAGGCATCCCGGTACTCCCGCACGGCGTCAGTCATGGTGCTCCTCCTCGTAGCGGGCGGCGAGGTCGGCTAGCACCTCGTCAACGTGCAGCTCGTTCCACGTCACGTCATCGACCGTGAGGGACGCGACCTGTGCGGCTGCCTCCCGCAGCATCCGCGCCTGCCGCTCAATCACGGCGTACGCTTCGGCGAGTGCGGCGTCGGCCTTGTCGTTCCAGTCAATCGTCTTGTCGCCAATCGTCAGCCGCGCGTACTCCCGCCCCTTCGGCAGCGGTCCCACGAGGGCTTCGATGTGGGCGAGGTCAGTCATGGCTGCCTCCTCTTCCAGTGCCCGAGCGGCTCACGGCGGGCGGTTTCACGGTGTCACCAGCTGCATCTGGTCCCGGTGTGGCGCGATGCGTCGTTCCGCCATCGCCGCGTACTCCAGGTTCAGTTCGATGCCGACGAAGTTGCGGCCGAGGCGACAGGCCACGGCCCCGGTCGTGCCGCTGCCCGTGAACGGGTCCAGCACGGTGCCGTGGCCGGTGTCGGCGTTGCATGTGCATGTGGGCTGCCAGCCTTTGTCTGTGACGCTGGCGTTGACCCCGCACCGCGACTTGCCCGCCCGCAGGTAGCCTTGCGGCGACAGATGCGCGGACTGGCCGGGGTTCGTCCCCTGTCTGACTAACTCGCCACGCTCCACGACCCTCTCCCACGGCGCACCACACGCCGCGCACACCTGCGACGGACACCCCGCCAGCACGCACGGCTCCACCAACTTCTCCGGGTACGTGGCGAAGTGGGCGTCGGCGTAGGGCTGCGTGGCGATGTGCCAGACGGTGCGGCGGTTGCGGCCCAGTGGGTTGAGGAAACGCTGCGCCCCGATTTCATACGGGGCGTCGGTGCGGACTCGCCCGTCGTCAGATTTCCGCGTGGACTTCGTGAGTTGACGCTGCGTGTTCCCGGCCGTGTGCGGCTCACGAATCGAGTCGTGGTCATACCAGTACCGCGCCCGCTTCGTCATCAGGAACAGGTACTCATGCGCCTTCGTGGGCCGGTCCGTGACCGACTCGGGCATCGGGTTCGGCTTTGACCAGATGATGTCCGAGCGCAAGTACCAGCCATCGGCCTGCAATGCGAAGGCGACGCGCCAGGGGATGCCGACTAGGTCTTTGGGCTTGAGTCCGGGAACGGTCTGCGTTGACTCATGCGTCCGGGCGTTGCGACTGTTCAGGCCCGTGTTTCCTCCAGTGCGCTCAACGTACTCGTCGCTCCTGTTCTGCTGCCGCACGTTGTACGAGTCCCCCAGATTCAGCCACAGCGTCCCGTCGTCGCGCAGCACACGCCACACTTCGCGGAACACGGCGACCATGCGGCATACGTAGCACTCTCCGCACAGTCCCACGGGCTCGAAGAACTCCATCAGATCGTCGGGTATCTGAGCGCGTGTCAGTTCCATGTGGTATACTCGGTCTTGTGTCTACTCGAATCTGCGAACAATGTGGTGCCTCCTACGGAACACGCGGCAAGCGGTTCTGCTCGAACTCCTGCCGCCAAACGTGGATGAACCTCCACCGCAACCCGGCCCAATCGGACGCGGCGCGAGCGAAGATCTCTGCGGCGCGTAAGGGCCGGCCGACGACGCTCGGACGCGCCACTCCTATGTCGCAGCGCGCCGCGATTTCCAAGGCTCTCTCTGGCAGGACTCTCTCGGAGTCTCACAGGGCAGCGATCGGAGAGGGTGTCCGTAAGGCTGGGTGTCGCCCACCGGAAAACGTCATGTGCGGGTCCGACCACCCCAACTGGAAGGGTGGACATAGCACGCTCAGAAACGCCGACTTCAGGAACCCCGACTACATTGCATTCCGAAATGCGTGTCTGCTGCGTGACAACTGGACGTGCCAGGATTGCGGGCGCAGGGGCGGCAAGTTGCATGTACACCACATAATCCCGTGGGCTGAGAGCGGCGACGCTCGATACGACGCCGACAACGGCGTGACTCTTTGCTCCCCATGCCACCACGCTAGACATCGGAACGCCCCCCGTCCGCGAGGCGTCGGACCACGTACTCTCGCTGAGCGTCAGTCAGGTCAGGCCGAAGCCTGAACTTGTCCCGTCGCCCGCAGTCCGGGGCCGACTCCAGTCCGAGTTGCCCATCTACGCCGTAGTCCCTCAAAGACCAGTAAGGCGGGCTGGTCACGACGCAGTTGACGGACCCGGCCTCCAGCGTCGGCAGCACGTCGAGCACGTTGCCGATGTGGACGTGGGCACTCATCCCGCCACCGTTTCTTTCAGCCCCGCCACGTGGCGTCGGGCGACGTCGGCGGTCGGACGCACGGCGTCGGCGGTCGGCACCGGCTCGCGCTCGTAGGCCAGCGCGTCGGCGTCTATGAGTCTCATCAGACCACCTCCCAATCCGCGTACTTGGTGGCCCACGGCTGCGGCTTCTCGCCCAGCGACACAGTGGACTCACCGCATTGGTCGCACTTCATGTTGGGGATGACGCTGCGGTGGAAGTAGCTGTCGTCATAGCCATAGCTCGTCTTCCGGTGGCCGCACGACTCACACTCGTACACGCCGGTGAAGTCGCGGCGGTACTGGTTCCGCTTTTCAATCAAGCGCATGGTCAATCTCCTTCTCGGCCCGTGCGCGGAGGTCGGTGAACCAGCGCATGTAACCCGCTGTCTTTGGCGTGGGCGAGTCGTACTCGGCTACCAGCATCCGGTCCCTGAGCGCCACCTCGGCCTCGGCTTTCTCGGCGCGGGCCTTCATGTCCATGTACTTGCCGCGCCACCCGTCGATGTGATGCTCCAACTCCGCGATGGCGGGCCTGTAGTGCTTTTCGATACGGCGCTTGAGGTACAGAGCCCAGTACGTCCAGTGCTGCAGACGCTCGTCTAGCGGCAGATGGCTGAGCATGCCGGGACTGTCCAGCTCGCAGTCACACTGCGCCTCGAAGACGGCATCCGCTGGGGGCGGTCCGTACTCGCACTCCGCGCAGCACACGGTCGGGGCGGCGTCGAGAGCGTCTTTCAGGTCGAACCGGTTGAGGCATCCGCGTGGAGTCTGCCGCTTCGCATCGCACGCCTGTCCTAGCGCAAGGTCCAGCGCGTCGGCGTCGATGAGTCTCACGGCTGCCTCCCCTGCTCACGCTCCCGCCTTGCCGAATCGACGCACATTGCCCAGTAGAGCAGCGCGCAGACGATCAGGACCACGACGGCTATGAAGATCGCGATGCTCATTTCTCCTCCTTTAGACTCGAAACAACGTCTTCTGCTGGCGCCGCCAGAAGCAGGCCCGTGCCGTCGGGCCCCGCAGGCGCCTGAAACGGTGCGACCAGCCGATGAGGCGGTGACCGGGCTGGCGCTCGTCGGCCTCGATCGCAAGGCCGCGCCGGCGGAGCTTCTGGACCGCCTGGAAGATCTCGACGTGGTCGGTCTCGATACCCTGGTCGGCGAGCTCGGCGCGGAGGTGTACCCGCCGCTCGGGCTCGAGCGCGCGGGCCGTGAAGAGGGCGCCGGCGACGGCATAGAGCAGGCGCTCGGGGTCGAGGACGTGCTGGCGCTCCTCCTCGGCGGCCTTGCGCGCGCAGGGCGCGCAGAGCTCGTCGCCGTTGCCGCGGTAGCGAGAGAGGATGGCGCCGCAGCGCAGGCAGCGCTCGCGTGTCGCGGTCTGCGTCACGTCTTGAGCGCCTCGGTGATCGTGCGCAGCGCGTAGCCGGAGCGGACCATGCCGCCGGTGACGCGGACGACGCGCCAGCCGGCCAGGGCGGCGGCGTTCATCTTCTCGAGGTCGCGCTCGAAGCCGGCGCCGCGCGTGTGCCGGCCGCCGGAGTAGGCGCCGCCGTCGACCTCGACGGCGAGCCGATGCTCGGGCCATGCGAAGTCGAAGCGCCACTGGCGAACGCGATGGAAACGGTACTCGCGCTCGGGCGCCGGCAGGCCGGCGTTGGCGAGCCGGCGCTCGAGGTCGTCCTCGAGCCGCGTGCGCTGACGCTGGAGCATGAGGCGGCGGACCTGGGCGGGCGTGAGGCGCTCGGTCATGGCTCGCGCCTCCTGGCGCTGACGACGACGGTGTGTGGCGAGCCGGCCTGTCGCATGG